CTACTTTTACCGTTAATGTTAAACTCTGACATTTGACCTTGAGCGGTATTGTAAGAAGTAATTGAACTTTGTAACCTCTTATGCTCTTTAGCTTCTACATCGTTGTATTCAAATGATGCACCGAAACACCAAAACCTCTCAAAGTTACCGTACTTATTTACAAAGTCTATTTTAACTGGTGTATGTTTACATTGTGTTACTGGTACACTTGTATAAGTTCCTAAAACGTTTAATGATGCATCTTTTATTTCTAGTTTAACACTGTCACCATAGTAAGACTTATAAATTAAAGGAACTTGCATTGGCTCTGTTGCAATAGCTTCTGAATAAGTTGCTGCTGTATCTAAATTAGTATAATAAGCTGTTAAAGCTAAAGCATCTTCTATTACTCTTACACTTGGTACTGCTCTTTCATATTCAAGATTCCCTAAAGCACCTTGACCATCATCATAGTAGTAATATGTACCTGAATCTAAATGAATGTCCCCATAGTCATAATTACTACCATCAGCATAAAAAGTATAACCTGCAAATCCGAAGTAATCTGTACTGTTTATTAACGTCATTCCACTACCAGTATCGGCATATCTTTTAATCGTTACATTTGCGTATTGGTCTCTAGGAGTATTACTAATATTAACTGGTGTACTTGGATATGTACCACTATTGTAAGAATCGAAAGTAATGAACTCTAAAATGTATGGTGACACATCGTACCATGTAGCTGGCTCGTTACTACTTGGGATTAACTTTTGTAGTGTGTAACTAGGGCTTGATGGTGAGCCTCCTCCATCATTCCAAATATATAACTCTACTTTTGTTTCAGTTTGTCCAGTTTCATCTATTTCAATAATGTATGGACTTCTTGCAAATATGTTTATCATTTCTTCTCTAAATATAAATTAACTATATCAATTCCGTATGCTTCAATTATTTCATCAGGTAGACTATCGTATGCTTTCTCAAATGGCTTTGTAAAGAATAAGCTAGGTTTAATCCCCTCTCTAAATATCTTTCTTGCTATTAAGTAGCTTAAAGACTTTCTACTCATAAATTGCCCTTTCTCATTTCTTGGTGCAATCCCTTTTCTTACTATCCACTTATCAAATACTTTGCTTGGCGGCATCTTTGACTTATAACTGAAATCTGTGTTATATTTTTTAAACTTACCACTAACTCCTTTGTCTTGAAATATACCATAATCCAACATTTCAAAGTACAAAGTAATTGAATTAGGATTAACCTTAGAAACTCCTTTAATACTATTGTAAAGGCTTTTATTTACGTTCTTTTTCTGTTTAGTTAAATTGCTTCTACTTTGCTGTATTACATACTTTCTAAACTTATCAATAGCTTCTTGTACTTCTTTACTATCTAGCATTTTGTCATTGTGTTAGGTACTACTATGTCTACTGTCATTGTCCAACCTGCAACCTTATCTTCAAATCTATCTGTAAAGGGCTCTATAATTACTGAACTTCCTAACGTGTAATGCGAACTAAATAAATTACCTCTCCTTAACTTTTCGTATAACCTTATTTGAACTGATAACATACTATTCAATACATCATCTTCATTATCATTCCCTATAAACTTATCAGTAGTTTCATCTTTAGAAATATCTACTATATCCATACAGATAATAGAAACGTTATAAACTAAACTAGATGCATCAGGTGTGCAGTTGTTAACTATTAAATGTGCTAATGCGTATTCTTGCTTTTTCCAGTTAGCAATATCATCTAAACCTCCCTTAGATACCTTGTTAATTAAAGCATCGTTCTCTAGTTCAGTTCTTAGTGTTGTTGTTATGTCGTAGTAATTTGTCATCTTCTATTCATTTGTTCCTTTTCAGCTTCTGCTTTGTCCTTTTCGTAGTTTAATAATGTTAGACATTTGTGAGCTTGTTGTCTAGTAACCTCGTCAAATCTGGTAACATCTCCTTTAGCAAGTTGATAGATTGCATGATACCATCCCCACTTAGCACTGAATTGTGCTTTGAATGAGTAGTCATCTCCTTTACTTTCGCCTCCAAATACATCGGGATAGCTTTTAGTAAATCGTTCACTAAATGATAAAAAAAAAGCATTGCACCAAATACTACATCTAAAGGTAAACGTTTCATTTCTTCCATTACTAACTCATCTGCCTTGTAATCTTCAATCTCATAAAGTTGTTTGTACTTAGCTTTAACAGGTCTATACAATACACCCATAGCAATGTGAAGTTTTTGAATGTCGTTAATGCTATTTGACACGTCTATTAACTCACCTAAGCTAATATCGTCAAGGTTAGGTATAAATCCATATTCTTTACCGTTAAATGTCACTATGCGTTTTAATTCAGGCTTTACATCAAATACACTTTTAAAGTGGTGCATTATCTCTGTTACATCTTTGTAAGCTATGTTTAAAGTGTTCTTTAAATCTATATCGCAAAATATCTCAATAGTCTTTTGACTAATAAATAATTCATCGTTTGAGTTATCTACTACATTCATGTAACGTTGGTACTGATGTAGCTTTATCTCGCTTAATGAATCTGGAATATTTATCTTTACTTGCATATTATATTAACCTTAATTATTGTTTTTTGTAGTACTGAATCGCTTGATTATATAATTCATTTAGCAATACAAATTGCTGTCTTATTTGTGTGCGGTGTGAAGTCATAAATAAACGTTCATCAAATATTATCCTACCTCTATAACCTTTCTTATCTCTTAGGTACGATTCACATAATGCTATCATTTGTCTTATATCTACTTGTTCTACCATATTGAGTATTTACCTTTGTTTGGATTAGATAACTGATAAGCTACAGCATATCGTAAAGCGTCCAGTCCATGATTCCATTTATCAATAGGAGTTTCACTTTTCTTTTCTAACCAACAGTAATTATTTAATTCTTTTATTAAGTCGGTACTATCTTCATCTATTATCATGTCATAATCCTGAAGTAAAGCAATACCATATTTGACACTATCAGCACCTTTAATAGTTGGCACAACATTCAATTTCTTTGCTTTTAGTTCCGCTATTAAACGTGGCTCTGCATTATCTGCTATTATCAATCTATCTTGAGCAAATTTATAGTTTAATTGTGCTATCTCTGACGTTGTTAAACCTGCTTTGTAAACGTGTAGCCTTACATGTATTTCTTTCTTATCTTTATTAATGTATGTTTCAACTAATGTTGTTGGGTCTTGACTAAATCCAAAATCTTGTCCAAATATTGTATCATTTGTATTTGGAAATTTTCCTACTGTCCAGTTAGTAAAGATGACCCCCTGCGCTCTGTTTAACCAACCTCCGAGGATTGCGTGTTTATACTTTTCAGGCCTACGTTTCTTTGTTTCTTCAACTTGCTTTAAAAAAGATTCTGATAAGTTATCTTTATTGTCTAAGTATGTAGTGTGTATGTAGGTAGTATCTCCTTTAGTTGTGTTGCTTCCTGCTTCTACTCCTTTTGCCTCAAAGAACTTTTGGTAAATAAAATGCTCTTTAGTTGCAGGATTCAGGACCAATATAACTCTATTTTGTTTATTCTTTGCTCTTATTGAAAGGTCTATTTTATCAAATACATCTTCATCTACTAACTCTTCAGCTTCATCTAATATCCAACAAGTAACACCTGCTAATGATTTTAAAGATGCTGTTTGAGTTCCTGAACTTGTTTTAATACCTTTGAAGATTATCTTACTTCCAGTCTTTAGATTTATTATTTCATCTTTCGTAATATGAAAGTCTGACTCATTTCCTAATAGTTCTAACTTTTCCAAAAACTCTGGAATGATTGAAACGTGAGCCGATGTTAATGTATAACGTGTAAATAGGATAACCTCGTTAGATTCGTAAGTTAAACCTAATAAAAACATGGTTACTGTCCAGGATTTACCTGAACCTCTACCTCCAGTTACAATATAGTAACGGTTATCATTATTAAATAGCGGTAAATACTTAGGATTTAATTCTAAAGACATCTTTTATATTAAACTCGTTAATATTGTGAGTAGTTTCAACTGTTTCTTTTGGTTTACCACAAGCATACTCAATTAATAACTTTGCTGCTGCTATTCTATCTCTACTATTGCTTTGTTCATTTAACATTATTTCACTTATAACTCTAAATGAATCTTCAAC